CTACTGGTGGGGCTAAAGGTAGTTCTGAAACCCCATCCAAAAAGATTTATCGAAGGGCAGATATTATTGAACTTATGAAGACTGACCCAAGGCGTTATCAAAGCATGGAACCCGAAATTCGTCGGGCTTATGCGGAGAAGCGCGTAAGATAAAGGAAATTAAGCATGGCTAATGAAACTTCTGGTGCGTTTTTTACCGCAAACGCAACCGTAGACAAAACCGCAGCGGGAACTTTTGTACCTGAAATATGGTCCGATGAGGTTATTGCTGCATATCAAAAATCTTTGAAGATGGCCCCTCTTGTTAAGACTATGACAATGTCTGGCAACAAGGGTGATGTTATCCACCTTCCTAAGCCTACTCGTGGTAGCGCTAATGCTAAGGCAGAAGCTGTTGCTGTAACTATGCAAGCTAACCTGGAAAGTGAAACCACTGTTACTATTAACCGTCACTACGAGTATTCTCGTCTGATTGAAGACATTGTTGAAGTACAGGCTCTTGCCTCGCTTCGTCAGTTCTACACTGAAGATGCTGGTTACGCTCTCGCTAAGCAGGTTGATGATGACTTGTTCCGCGCTGGTACTGGTTTTGGTAGTGGTACTTTTGACCTTACTGTTCCTGTTACTGGTACTTGTACTGGTACTGCATGGGAAAATGCAAATACGTTCTTTGTGGACGCTACTAATGGTCTGACCGCTTACACTGACGACACTGTTGTAGCAGCAGACGTATTCACAGATGCTGGCTTCCGTGCACTGATTAAGCGTATGGATGATGCCGATGTTCCTATGACTGACCGCGCATTTATCATTCCACCTGCGCTGCGTTCTGCAATCATGGGTACTGAGCGTTATGTATCTGCTGACTTCCGTGAAGGCGCAACTGTCCAGTCTGGTCTGATTGGCTCAGTTTATGGAATTGACATCTATGTCTCTTCTAACTGCCCTCTCATTGAAGATGCAACTTCCAACTCTGCTGGTACTGCCGATGTTCGCGGTGCTTACCTTATCCACAAAGATGCCCTTGTCCTGGCTGAGCAAATGAACGTACGTTCACAAACTCAGTACAAGCAAGAGTATTTGTCAACTCTGTATACTGCTGACACCCTTTATGGTGTTCAAGCACATCGTCCAGAGGCTGGCTTCATCCTTTGTGTCCCTGACGTATAAGTTAGGATAGGTTGGGGGGCTTCGGCCCCCTGACTTCTTATTATGAAAAAGAAAGACCCAAGATTAGAAAGAGCAGGTGTCTCTGGTTTTAACAAACCTAAGAGGACTCCTAATCATCCTACTAAAAGCCACGTTGTTGTAGCTAAGGTTGGTGATGAAATCAAAACAATTCGCTTTGGTCAGCAGGGCGTTAAAGGTGCTGGCAAGAGTCCAACGACGGCAAAAGATAAGGCGAGGAGGAAGTCTTATTATGCTAGACACAATGCACAAGACTCTAACCCGTCTAAATTAAGTGCGCGGTACTGGTCACATAAAGTTAAGTGGTGAAATAGATGGCAACAATTATTACTAAGTTTTCCTCAACTTCCTCAGCCGTACCTTCGGCTTCAGACTTAGTTCAAGGTGAGCTTGCTGTAAATACCGCAGACAAGAGACTGTTTACTGAAAACAACAGTGCAGTAATTATTGAGCTTGGAACTAATCCATCTTCAATTACAACTGGAGCTATTACAGCTACTGGTACAGTTACCGCTAACTCAAGTCTTAACTCTTCTAATGCCGTATTAACAGGCGGTACAGTAAACGGAGTAGTGGTTGGTGGCTCTACGCCCCAAGCTATTACTGGTACGTTAATAACCGCTAATACAAATTTTGCCGGAGCTTTAGCAGGTAATGTAACTGGTAACGTAACGGGTAATTTAACGGGTAATGTTACTGGTAACGTAACTGGCAATGTAACTGCTTCAAGTGGTACGACCACACTTAACAACCTTGTATTAAATGGGACTGTTGATTTTAACGCAGCAGAACTAACTGACCTAGCCACCCCTACGGCTGATTCAAGCGCAGCAACTAAAGGTTATGTAGATACAGAAGTAGCAGGTCTTGTTGACTCTGCTCCAGGTACGCTAGATACCTTAAACGAACTAGCAGCAGCGTTAGGTGATGACCCTGACTTTGCAACCACAATTACCAATGAGATAGCTACAAAACTCGCATTAGCTGGTGGCACCATGTCTGGTGCTATTGCAATGGGAACAAACAAGATTACAGGTCTTGGCACTCCCACGGTAAGCACAGACGCAGCTACTAAAGCCTATGCCGATACAATGCTGCCCTTAGCTGGCGGCACTATGACTGGCAACATAGTCTTAGGCTCTAACAAGGCAACTTCTACCGCAACTCCATCTGCTGATGATGACCTAACTCGTAAAGGGTATGTAGACGGTATATTAGGAAGTGCTACCTCTGCTGCTACTAGTGCTGCGGCTGCTGCAACCAGCGCGTCAAATGCCTCTACTAGCGAATCAAATGCATCTACATCTGCCTCAAATGCAGCTACTAGTGCTACATCTGCGGCTGCTAGTTATGATTCTTTTGATGACCGTTATTTAGGCGCTAAGTCTAGTGACCCAACAGTAGACAATGATGGCGATGCCTTGATTGCAGGTGCTTTGTATTTCAATACCTCCAGCAATGTAATGAAGGTATACAGCGGCAGTTCATGGGCAAATGTAGCACCTACAGCAACAAGCGTTACAGTAAGTCAAATTTCTGACCTTACAGCAAACGCTGCTGAGTTAAATGTACTAGACGGTATCCCTGCTGGTCTTACAGCAACTGAACTCGGATATGTAGATGGTGTTACAAGCGCAGTTCAGACACAGCTCAATACGCTCACTACTAACGTAGCTACTAATGCCACGGCAATATCTAACGTCAGTGTGACCGCTGGCAGTCAAACCAAGACATACTCCGCAGGTGAAACATCTACGATTACCTTGTCGGGTAATGTGCTGTCTCCGATTATTGGAGTAACTAAAGAAGTTGCTCAGACAGGAACTACTAATAATGCGTGGGATGTTAATTCATCCTCAGAGAATTACACGAGATATAACTCTGCTCCTGCGACTACGCTAGACTTTGATACTTATGATGTTAGCACAGGCTCTTTTGTAGACAGCTTTTCTGTTGCTTCACAAGATGGTAATCCTAATGGATTGGCGTTCAATGATGATGGCACGAAAATGTACATAACAGGAAGGTCATCCGATGCGATATTTCAATACGCTCTAAGCACAGCATTTGATGTGAGTACTGCATCGTATACGCAAAATTTCAGTGTTTCATCTCAAGCAGGAAATCCCTCTGGGTTGGCGTTTAATGCAAACGGCACAAAAATGTTTATCGTGGATTTTGACGGTGATGATGTCAATGAATATGCATTGAGTACAGGGTTTGATATTAGCACAGCTTCTTATACTCAAAACTTTTCAGTAAGCTCTAAGGAAACAAGCCCGCAAGATGTTGTTTTTAATAGTGATGGCACAAAAATGTTTATCACTGGAAATAGTTCTGACTTTGTTCATCAATATGCCCTAACCACAGGGTTTGATATATCAACTGCATCATTCACTCAGAGTTTTGATTTTGGTAGTCAAGAAAGTGCTCCAAGAGGTTTAGCATTCAATTTAGATGGTACAAAAATGTTTATGGTTGGAACCACTGGACAGGATGTTAATGAATATGCCCTGACAACTGGATTTGATGTTTCTACTGCTTCCTATACGCAAAATTTTAGCGTGTCGGGGCAAGACACAGCACCTAAATCGGTAAGATTCAATAATGATGGCACAAAGATGTTCATTCTTGGTGATACAAACGATGGCATATATGAATATACGTTATCACTGGGTAAGGTCATTTTAGGCTCAGGCTCCTTCGCATCTGCTGACGTAGGCAAGTCCATTGAGGCTAACAGTGGTGTGTTTATTCTAACTTCTACCGCTGGCGCTGTATCTCAAACCACAGCACCAACTTCATACGCTCAAGTAGCTTCAGGCTCTTGGCAGATGTATGCCGTTGTATTTAACACGACTGATGGTGACTTAGAATT